CCCATCCGAGTTGATAAACGATGTCAGTTGATGCCCACTCCAGCGTCAGATTCTTGCTGCTGCTGTTGAAATTGACGGCAGCGCAGTATCCGATGCCTTGAAGTCCCACAAAGTTGTTCGTGACGACTGTATCTGACCCCCATAGAGCCGTTCCCCACAGTCCTACATCCCACAAACCATAAGCGGTGGGCGAAAAGGAAAGCGGGCCTACGATGTCGGCGGTCTGAAAGTCCACGTTGACGCCGATGCTAATGGCCGGTTGACCATTGCTGTAGATAGTCGGTCGTCCACGGGTGAAATACTTGATGACGCCGCGCGTCTCAAAGTAGTTAAACGCTTGCAAAGCGCGCGTCGCAATTGCAGCGCCGTTGTCAGCGTAGCTTTCTGACCCTGTTCCCGTCGTCCACGCCTTTGCCACAACGCCGTCGCCACCGAAATACGGGGTGTCGGCAAGCAAAGTCCACGAATTGGCGTACCAGCCGGTGAACCGACACCACGCTTTAGTGATGTTGTTCATCACAAACTGTTGTTGCGAGTTTGTGCCTACTGGAATGTTAACAATCAAGGCATTGTTAAGCGGGTTGTAGAGCAGCCCCCAGCCAAAATTGCCCTTGTATTGGCGCGTAACGGCAGCAAATGCGCCTTGAATCTTGTCAGACAGCGCCACTTGCGGGTCAAGCCGCGACGATTGCAGCGCCGAGGCCATTGGGATTAAGCCATCTAGCGTCAAAATCAGCAAATCACCGCCGTATTTAGTCACGCAACGGCGCGAGATGGGCGAACCGACCTGCCACACGCCGATCAGCGCCCATGTAGATGCGCTTGAGGGATCGGTGCCGCGGTAAACGATGATTTCGCCTTGATCGGTGACAAACACAAGGTTGTCATCCACGCCGTAGCCTGCGTCAATCGTCCACGTTGCCATTGCAATGAGCTTGCCGCCGTTACGGGCGACCGATGACAAATCAAGGACGTTGGCAGCACCGCCCACCGATGCGGTCGGCAAGTACCACGCCTTGAGCGTATCGGCCTGGATGAACCACATACGGTTCTTGAACAGCGTCGGGCAATGCAGCGTTGTCGTCGTGACGCCTGTAATGGCAGGGGTAGACACGCCATCAATAGCTGTCCAAGTGCTGCCGTCATATAGCAGCGGCTTATCCACGCCGTTTGCGGCATACAAATAACTGCCGCCCGCGGTCGTAATGTTGGTGTATTCCCAACGCGAGTTAGTCAGCCCCGACACCGCCGCCGCACCCACCGCACCTGCCGTTGTAACGTCGTACAGCGAGCCTTGTGCGATGGCGAACATCTCGTCTGTGTTGCCACCGTTAAACGTCATCAGCGTTTCTACTTGCCCGCTGATGCCCGTAACGTGCGGAGCCCAACCGCCGCGCAAACTGACGCTTGAGACACCAGGGAATAGGTTATCCAGCGTTACCGCATCAGTCGGCGCCATGTTGGCTAACGCATCTCGAGCGTTCCAACCGCCCACAGGGGCGGGCAACGAGGCGACGTTGTTGCTAGTGCGCTGGATTAACCGCCTGCGAACGGGAGACGCCATTATTGGCTATCCGTGCCATAGCCGCTGTCGGGGATGTTGTCGTAGCCGATCAACACCGTACCCGGTCGCGGGGCAAACGAGAGGTTAGCACCCGCCGTGTCTTGCGCCACCGCCGTCTCAAACTCCATGAGGTAATCGCGGTAGAGGGCGGTCGTGTCAAAGCCCTTGGCCTCAAAGTACTTGAGTTTTGTACCCAACACCATGAGGCGGTCGGGGTAGATGCAAGTGTCGTTGTCGGCGGTAAAACTGTTTTTCGGCGTACCGTCTGCGGCTTCTGCCCATGCCGCGCTACGGTACTCAAAGCCGAGCAACTCACCACCGTTCATTCCTGGCCAAATCTGGAAATACTTGCCGAGCAGACGCCAACGGATACGCGGGCCGGTGCTGATGTAGCCTGACAGCAGCCATTCCCATTGTTGCGGCGACTCGGGGCCAAGCATTTCCCAACGCTTGCTCTTATCCCAATGAGTGCGGTTGACGGTGCTGACGTAATCCGCGGGAAGGTCGTACTTCACCTTTTGGAAAATGACCTGACCACCAACAACCGTCTCGGTCGTTTGGTAGTTCAGCGTGACTGACGTCGCGCCAACGGAGGTGACGTAAGTGGCGTTAGGGATACCGACCCCTTGCACCTGATAGGTCGTGTCTAGCCCCGCTGTTGAGGCAAGCCCGGTGATTGCAGCAACGCCGTTGACCCAATTACCCGTTGCCGTCGTGGCTTCGGTGTAGAAAGTGTGCTGGCGGGTCAACTCGCGCCAATCAGCACGACGAAGCAACTCATAACCACAAGCGTTCATCAGGGCAAGCAACTGCACTACGTCCTGACTGTTGTTACCCGCGACCGTAGAAGGGGTCGGGATACCGAGTTCTTGCGTACACTCGGTTATGAGCTGAATCATCGTGCTGCTCATGCTATGCCTCCGTTAATTCTTTTGGCGGGCGACCGCGCCGCGGCTTATCCGCCACCAATGACGCCATCTGCGCCTGCAATTCAGCCAACTGGCGCTTGGTATCTTCAAGCTCCGCGTTGCTCTCAACACGGTTCTTGCGGTTTAAGTATTGACGCGCTCGCTCGCGCAAGCCAACGCCACCCATGCCGATGCGCTGCAACTGGCCATCAGATGCCAGGGCAAGCTGCTCGACCGTCAAAAACTTGAGAATGCTCAATTCCGCGATCTGGTCGCGGTTAATTTCTTCGGGAGCGTCCTTCTGCCATTGCGATAGCGGGGTGCCGATCTGCGCCGCGGCGTTCTCGTTTTGGTGCATCTGGAAATACAACCATTGCCGCGGGAAACGCTCACGATGATCGTCGCGCACCGGCTGGTCGATCACGTTCGTTTTGTCGCCAGGCGCTTGGATTCGCACATATGGATTGCCCTTGTTCGGGCCATCCTCGCGCAAATAAAACTCAACGTGCAGTTGAGCGTCGGCGTTGTTGATGTCGCTATCTAATGGCATTGTCCTTGCTCCTGTGGGGATTACAGGTTGTTGACCTGTGTGATGGTACAAATGACCGAGGGGATCGCAGGCCATACGCTTGTGGCGCTGGCCGCAAGAATTCTAACGCTTGTGTCATCCGTCGCCCACATCAATTCAACGTAATTAGTAGGATCAAGCTGGATGATGAAGTTCCACGCGGCAACGGTACGCGCCGCTGAACCCTGTATTGCAACCGTCGTGGCGGTGTTGGCGACGTTGGTTCCGTTTTTACGCAGCCAAATGTAGATATTTCCTGCGCCGCCCGAGGTTTTGTCTAATTGCGCCGAAAACTGCACGTTGTAAACGCCTTGGTAATCAACAACCAAGCGGGACGACGGCGATCCGATAAATACGCCGTTGCTGCTATCGGTGGTGTTAAAAACCATGCCGTAAGCGGTGTCAATAGATGCCGCCGTTTGTAACGTCGTGTCGCTAAACGCACCGTAATGCAGAATCGGCACCGAGCGGCCGAATCCTTGCAGTTCTTCCCATAGCGTATTGCTGACGGCAAAAAACATTGCGGAACAATCAGCATTGATCGTGCCAAAGCCTGCGTTGTTAATTGTGTCGGCCGCGCTATATGGGTATACCGTCAGCGGGTTGACGCCGCTGTTTTTAACAATAATCGTCTCGCCCATCTCGGCCTTTGGCAGCTTAACGCCAGCGCCCGAAGCAGTTGTTGTGACGTTCGTGTAGACGTAAGTGACTTGCGTGGCATCGCCCGCCGACGTACCCGCTGCTGATGCTGACGCTATGCCGTCGCCGCAAATGCTAACGGTAGACAGTTGGCTAATGCCGCTGCCGAGTACGCGAGAGGGAATAGCCATCAGGCTGCCTTTGCCTGTTCGTGGCGCACTCGCATGATCTCGGCAATCAAGCCGGGGCCACGCGCATCCACGTTGATATCGCCCATCACCTCAAAGAGCTTCTGGAATTCGTTGGCCTGTTGGGCCATCGCCATGTTGCAGTTGAACTTCTTGCCGGCGGGGCCGCCCACATGAACGTCAATGGATGGGCCGGTGAATTCCCCGGTAAAACGCTTCAAGCCATCTGCCCGGTTGCAACTGTCGTACCCGTACAGCACGAAGTTGCGGAACCCGAGCAGATAACCAATGTTGATGGCACGAAGTCCCGATGTCGTCCCGCCACCCACGGCCAACTTGCCGGGGCCAATCGCCTGCATCTCGGGGCCTTCTGCCCATGAGTGCCATAGCCATACGTTTTTGCCTTTAAGGTAGTCAAACGTGACGGGCGGGCAGCGTGAGGCGACGAGGTAAACGGTACGGTCGTTGGCCTTTTGGATGCCGTTTGTGCGGTCACGCGGGTCAAGGTTGACCCACATATCAGGCTGGATGCCGTTCTCGCACAGGAAGTCATGCGCTGCCTTGATCGCCACGATGGGCCGACCGGCTTTGCGGTGCGCTCTGATTTCCTCTACAAAATCGGGCATAGACCACCCACTCGCCACGCACACGAATGTTCCATCGTGCTTAATGGGAGTGGGGGCCAGTTCTGGCAGACCACGGCCAAGCGCCGAGCAAATGTTGGAGCAAAGCTCCATCGCTGTACCCGCCGCCTGTACCGTGATCTCCAGAGGCTGCATCGTTAGAACCCGACGACGCCCGTGGCGACGTGCGGATAGCCCGCGATGCAGGTGACCGCAGAGGCCGAAGCCGCCGAGGTCGTGGCCACAAGGCCCGCTACCAAGCCACCCGTCACCGTAGCGTCGTCAAGCGACCCTGCGGTTGCGGTGGTGAACAGCGGGACGTTCGGCTGGCAGCCGACCAACACGCTGACACGCGGCTTGCCGCCCAACTGCACCCAGCCGTAGTAGGCCGAGGCAATGGACGCTTGAGCAAAACCAACCGCCTTTGAATTGGCAGAGTTGGTCGTGGTCAACGGGGCCACCGTGTTGTTGACGTTGACAGTTACAGCCGACCATTGAGCGCAGGT